ACATTCTACAATATATGTCATTAAGCCATTATCCAATCATCACTTTCTTTTAGTTCAACTGATTCATTACCATCATATTCATTTACCTTAAACAATGTACCTTCTGGTACCCACATGACTTCTAAATCTTTCATGCCACCTGTGTAAATTTCAGGATACTTTAAAGTTACATATGTTTCTAACTCATTCCATTTTTTCTTTTCTACAAACCTCACAATACCTGGATCAAACAGAATTTCAGGAGTCTGGTAGTTCCATGTATACCACCCAGCACCAAAGCCCGGACTATACAATACAGCAACTTTACCATCTTCGCTCAACTTATTCATCAAATATCACCTTAATAGTTTTTAGGTACAATCAACCCACTATCCAACGTTACACCATTGATAGTGTGGGCTTCATTCTCATCATAAGTTAAACCCAACACTTTCATCATCTTGTGCTTAACTAGCAAGTTAGGACTACGAAAAACTTCTGTGTCATCGAAACCCATTATTACACCAACTTCACAAACTGCACCACTACGACACACACCAGCAACACAATGAACAATCACATTACTACGATTAAGCAATGCTTGCTTTAGTATGATAACCAAACTCTTTGCCTGGTCATCACTAATTTTCATTTCTGGTTCAATGCATGTATCCTTTTCTTCCAAGTCTAGAAATTGAAACTGATGAACGCTATTGAATTTGTATTTTGGTTCTGGAAACTCCATACCAGTGTCAACAATTTGAATTAACAAATTATTAGGACCGGGTTCAATATGAAACCCTTTTTTAATATCGCTAAGTGCTACGTTTTGAATCCAAGGCATGTTTTTCTCCTTCATTAGAGTATTATAGACTATTTGGGGATTATTGTCAAGCGCATAAAAAACACCCTAGATGCGCTAAAAAGTATTAATATTAAAGAACGAGGAGTGTGTAAACTCAAATAATATGCGGTGTTTTGCTAGGGTGTTTTTAAAAGTATTCTAATATCTTTTTCACTTACAGAGCCAGTCTTATCGGCTGGGTGTGATATAGAACACTTATAAAAACAGACACTAGGTGTCTGTCTACTACTATTTAGCTTAAGCTAGGTCGTAGCGATCCTTCATAACGGTCTTCAACATGATTGCTTCCGGTGAGAAGTCATCCATATTACCAGACAGAATACTTTGTGCAACTGCTGGGCTAAATCCTGAGACTAGCGCAACACCTGCCTTGTTAAACTTAACTGGTGCGTTACCGTATGCGGCATTCAAGTTCCAGAATACTACCTTAGGTAGTTCGTAACCTGCTGCCTCGTACTTACGTGCTATCATTTCGATTGCAGAGTCATCGTGATGAACACCTGCATCAAATTGCATGTCACTGAAGATAACGATTGTACCTGGCATTTCTGCTTGAGGAACACTGTTATCTACCGCAGTCTTAAGTACCAAATCAAATGCCTTGTTCAAGTCGGTGTTAGCGACTTCACCAGTATTCATTTGGTCAATCTTTTGATTGATGTTACCCTTTAGAGTAACCAGCTTTGGAGTACGACTGAAAGTTAGGAACGTGTCCTTGAACTTACCAGTGTTCTTGTCTGCAAAATACAATCCCAATGAGATTGCAACGTCCAAACAAGACAAAGTACTCTTACTACCACGACCACCAGCAAGACAAGTCATAGAACCTGAACTATCAACCATTGGCAACACGTTAGCATCACCGATAAAGTTTGGCAGTGCATCCCATTGGGCTTGCATTGCGTCCAATTCAGTCTTAGTCATTGCACTACGACCGTACTTGTTGATAGCACCCTTCAGTACATCGTAGGGGAACACTGCACCAGCGTTTATCTTGGCACCATCTTCGCCCTTAACCAACTTAGTTACGTATTCAGCATAAGTTGTACCATGACGACCGAATGCCTTCTTGTAACGTGCATGTGCCACTGAAGGAACATGGTTGTAGTTGATGTTGTCCCAATCGTTAGAACACATTTGTGTTTCAACAACAGTGGTTAGTGCAACAAGGCTCTTACGATATTGCTTTGGAGTCATGCCAAAGAATTCACGTATTTCACGTGCAACATCACCTTTACGTGGAGTCCACTTTGCAGCCAATCCATTACGGTTACGTAATGCATCACCTAACATAGAGTATGCTTGTGCCTTTAGAGGCTTGGTCTTAAACACTAACAAGTCATCGTAGCGACCTAATTCAGGAATCTTAACCAATAGACGGCTAGCATCTTCTGGGTTAGTTAGTTCCAAGTGAACTAGTACTTGACGGAACAATTCACGTTCGCCGGATCCACCACGTGCATCACGTGCCCATTGGACAATACGTAATGCTAGGTCAGAATTTTCTACATAAGCCGCAGTGAATGCGGGTATAATGTTCTTACCACGGCTTGCACCGATGTTATAGAACAAATCAACGCAGGCATTTGCTGTTGACTTACCAGCCTTCATACCGTTAGTGGTACGGGCTTCTTGGTTAGCTACTGCTTCTACAAATGTTGACATATTGTACTCCTTCCGTGTGTGTTATGCAACAGGATGCGCTTTGGTTTCATTTATAGTTGAAATGTAAAGTTGCTGAATGCATCCTAAAAAAGTATTATATCACTGTTTGGATATAATGTAAATCTGTTTTGGGTTAGCGGGATGTTCGTAGCAGTTTTTTTATTTTCTGGTCTGACCGATTATGCTACTCAGACCATATCAACATTCATGTTGCCTATCTAGTAATTGTGTCTGCTACTAGAAACATAGTACGTCTTTCCGTTCTGTCAACTATTTCATCATCGCTTAGTTTCCTAAGAGTATTTCTACTGTCCTTCGACCAACTTCAATAGCGGTAAGTTAGGTTTTTTAAATGCTGAACACATCCCATAATGAATGAAAGCAGGATCGTTGTTGACTGCTTTTATTTTACACAGGCCATCACTCTGTGCTTACTAGTCCTGCTTAAATAGTTCCCTTCAACGCTCGGTGGTTTTATGCACTCTGCTCCAACAACTACCACGGTGTCTAGTTTTCCATAGTTGTTTATGAATTGCTGTACCGATCCTAAAATTTAATCATTCAATACGTGTATTATATATGATTTTGTGTTTACCGTCAATATATTTTGGGCAAACTCTTTGGTGGAAGTGGTGAGATTCGAACTCACGGAACACGTTAGCATTCGCTGGTTTTCAAGACCAGTTCCTTAAACCACTCGGACACACTTCCTTATTGGTGGAGGTGACAAGGATCGAACTTGCTACATCCTGCTTGCAAAGCAGGCGCTCTCCCAAATGAGCTACACCCCCAATTATTCATTTAAATCTTTTTTCTCGATTTTTAGTATCTTCTTTAACTCGCTTAAGATACTCACGACCGATAAGACCTTCTTCGATTTCTGTTAATGCAGTTACACTTGGTCCTGCAGTGATACTAACTTTAGCACGATGGCCACTTTTTAATTCTCGGACACGTTGACTTGCAATAAGAATCAAGTCATAACGATTACCCACAGCCTGAACTGCTTTTTCACTACTTATACGTGGCATATTTTTCCTTATTTTTTAAAGCCATAAAAATACAAATCCGGATGGGGTGATCCTACCTGGAATTCATATTTACTAAACATTGCATCACAGTCAAAATTATCACGAAAATCTTGTTCAGTTAAATTTTTATAATAATCCCAACCTTTACCGATAGTCAATGGACTATCTTTAGGAGATGTTCTTGTCGTTCCATGTTCTGGTCTACCGGTAGTAGCGCAACTCATAAAAACAAGTGCGCCCGGTTTTGCCATTCTAAACATATTTTGAAATGTTTCGATCCAATATGGATTGTGTTCAAAACATTCACATGAGCCTACAGTGTCATACGTATTGTCTGGATGGTCAAGATTTTGACCCTCACATACTAAATCAACACCCGGTCCTTCTCCTACGTCAATTCCCAAGTAATCACAATGAGTAAAATAATCTCTTATTGAGCCATTGATGTTTAAACTTCCAACTTCAAGCATTTTACAATTAAAAAAACTTGTAGGGAACTGTAACTTGAGACTAGTTATATAATTAAATTGTTGTTGATGAGCCATAATTTTATTTAATGTTTGGAGCGGGTAGCGAGAATCGAACTCGCAAATAAACCTTGGCAAGGTTTCAGGTTACCTTTACATCATACCCGCATTATCTCTGGTACATCCTGACGGGCTCGAACCGCCGACAGCCGCCGTGTAAAGGCGGAACTCTACCAACTGAGTTAAGGATGCATTATTCTTTTATCTACCTTGACCTCTGTACTTCTTAAAAGTGTTAGCACGTGTTTTATTCATAGAACTAGTTTTTGCTCTATTACCACCTTGACATGTACGTTTACTAACAACATGCCCTTTTGTATTTCTACCGGTATCTTTTGCCATATATTATCCAGTCCTCTGAATGATATGATATCCAAATTGAGTTTGAATAGGACTACTAGTTCCACCAACATCTAAGTTGTAAGTAGCATCTTCAAATGCCTGAACCATTTGACCACGTTGGAAGAAGCCTAAGTCTCCACCATTGCGACCACTTGGACACTTGCTGACCTTTGCCGCTAATTGCGAAAAGTCTTGTCCTTCTTGAAGTTTATTATGTACTTCTACTGCCTCGTTCAATGTTTGAACTAAAATGTGTCTTGCTTTAACTTGCATGTGTTTCCTTTTAATATTCTTGGTCGGAGTACAAGGATTCGAACCTTGGACCCCCTGGTCCCAAACCAGGTGCGCTACCAGACTGCGCTACACTCCGATATTCCTCTTACGTAAAATCATCCCAACATAAGTGCCACAAAATGCACCTAGTCCTGCTGGAATAAGTAACCAATAGTTAGTAGTATAATTGATAACTGCTATGCAAGCAGTCACGAATACAACTGTTGCCCACATGCTGGCTTTCATTACCTGGTCATCTTGTATAGCTTTCAAATAGTAAGTATAAAAGATATCCGTAAAAAATACAGCAAAAAAGGTTATAATATATTCTAGCATTTAAATGATTGGTTGCGGAGGAGGGATTCGAACCCACGATTCTTGGCTTATGAGACCAAGCGGATGACCACTTCCATACACCGCTATATATTTATTTGTTGTTTGTTGGTGCTTGATAAAAGATTTGAACTTTTGACCTCTACCGTGTCGAGGTAGCGTTCTACCTCTGAACTAATCAAGCGATTATTTAGGTACTTTTTCTATGCGGACAGCAAACTTGCCATCTTCGGGACCAAAGTTAGGAGTAATTCCAAACTGTGTAAGTAGTCCTGCTTCTTTGTCAGCCTGTATCTGTGGCCAGACAAAAGCTGGATTATAACTCTCGGTAGGGAGAGTCATTGTTTTGTATAGGGTGTCGTTAATAAAGACTTTTACTTTCATGCTCATAGTAATGTATTTATCACTAAAGAAAAGATTGGTGCCCCAGGTCGGACTCGAACCGACACGCCTTTCGGCACTGGCTTCTAAGACCAGCGTGGCTACCATTACACCACCG